CCCACCTCCGGGTGGGGCTTTTTTATTGCCGCTACACTGAGACAAAAGCGTTAGTAAGTACCTGTGGCAGCTGTCATCAACGCCACTTTGAGTTCGGCGACAGCCAACAGCTACGTCACGCTGGCGGAAGCCGACGCATATTTTGAAACCGTCCCCAACTCCGCCACCTGGGACGACAAGACCGACGACCAAAAGAACCGCTCGTTGATTTCAGCAACCCGCTGGATCGACAGTTTGAATTTCTACGGCGACCGTTGCGACGCGGACCAAGCACTGAAATGGCCGCGCACGAATTACGACGTAGACAACATCTTGCTGGAATGTAGTCTTATCCCGCTCCCGATCAAGTACGCAACCTACGAACTGGCGCGTGCCCTCGCTAATGACACCGACGCCGTAACTGGCAACACTGGTACAACAGGTCTGTACGACGAAGTTGCCCTCGGCGACCTCAAGGTTAAGTACAGCAAGACCTCCCAAGCCGTTGGCACGATCAACAATATCTTCGACGTGTACCCCTGGCTCCAGTCTTACCTCGGTGCCTACGCCGCAGGCGGATCTGGAAGTTACCAGATGCGTGTCTTTAGGGGCTGATTATGAGTCTCGTCGATACTACATTTGCAGCCATCCCGGCCCAGCTGTTAACCGACTGGGGCCAAAACGTCACCTACTTAAAAGCCAACGCCAGTCCCGTCTATAACGCCACCACCGGCACAGTCACTGGAGCCGACACCAGTCTGACAGTCCGCGCTCTGATCTTCGAGGCTAAGCCGGAAGAGTTCGAGGGCAACTATCAAACAAGCGACCTAAAGGTCATCATCGGCAACGCCGAGCTTGGAGCATATGTACCTAGCAGCCGCGACCGCATCCAATACAGCCAAAACGGCAGCACCAAAACAGGCCGCATCATCATGTGCAAAACATCACGCGGCGAAAACCCCGTAGTCCACTCCATCCTGCTGAGGCCGCAGTAATGGCCAGAAATGATCTGCCTAGGATGATAAAAGATATGCGTAATGTAGCCGCTCAAGCGGCGTACAATGCCCCCACTCGCACTGCCGAAAATGTGGTGAGAGAACTACAAGTAAAGGGTCCTGGTTGGACAGGTAAGTTCTCCAACTCTTGGAGTATAAAAACGCCTCTGGTAACAGTAAAAGGCAGCGAAGCTGCAGGACAAGCGCAAAAACTTGATATACCTCGTATAAGCGGGATACAAGTAAAACGCCTATACAAAAATGATCGTATTATTCTTAGTATCTACAATACATCTACTTACGCTGGGATTGCCGTCGATAAAGAACAAGGCACATTTGTACGTGTGGGCACACCTATTAAACCTATTGAAGCCACTGGCACCCGTGTAGGCGGGATCAGAGGTAAATTACAAGGTTCAGGTGGCAACTCCCGGACTGCCCCTTACAACTGGTATTCCGTCTATGTACTTGGGGGCGCCATGACTAAAACGATAGAAACAACCCTATCGAGGGCACTGCGATGAACTACCAAGCTGTTCGCGCCATTTTTGAGGCCCCGCTTTTGACGGCGTACAACAATTTGTCGCCTGCGGTGCCGGTCTACTTTGACAACGTAATGAACGATGACGCAGATAGTGCGGAAGAGTTTGTCCACGTCAACATCCAGTTTGGCCTCACTACCGAGCTGGCGTTGACGACTAACCCGGACAATATTCGTGGCGTGATTGTTGTCCGCACTTACACACCAAAAGATCGCGGCCCAGCCCGCAACCAAACACTGGTGGACGTTGCAACAACAGTAATTCAAACAATCAACGCCACTGCAAAACCAGCCACGGGCGTGTATGCCCGCACTGGTCCTATTGAAGGTCCAACCTTCAGCCCTAACTTTGGCGGCACCACCCCAGACCAGCAATCCCGCCGGGCATTTACGCCGTTCTTTATTTCACGAATCGAGGCAGGATTCCAAGCGCAGGTGATCTCTTAATACTGAACTGCACTGGAGCTAACCTGTATTAAGCCGGGCTGTGCCCGCAACATTGTCCACCCATAGGTAACTACCGATGGCCACCGTTCTGTCGGGCACCTCCGGCGCCCTGTACTACTCCCCTGCTGGCACCACCGCCACCTTCGGCGAATCCGGCGTCAGCGTTGCTGGCGACGAAATCACTGTTGCTTCCTACCTGAACTTCAAGGTAGGCGACCCCGTGGTCTTCAGTGTGGTCAACACTGAAACTGGCGGTGTCGGCTCTGGCACCCTGCCTGCCGGCATCACCGCCGCCACCACCTATTACGTGATTGCCTACACCGCCAGCACTGGTGTACTGCAAGTGTCCGCCACCGCCGGCGGCTCCACCATCACCATCACGGACGACGGCACCGCCGTTGCCCCCAACGCTTTCCAAGTGGCTTACGCCGCTCCTGCCGTTGTGGGTTCCGTCCGCGAGTGGAGCTTCGAGATCACCCGCGCAGAAATCGACGTTACGACCATCGGCCAAACCATTGGCCAGTACGCCCCGTTCCGCAGCTACATCACTGGCTTCGCCGACGGCTCTGGTTCCGCCACGGTGTACACCACCGACGACGACACCACTCTGTCCAACCGGATGATCGAGGACGTGATCCAGCGCTCCCAAGCTGGCGCGACGATGAAGCTGTACATCGACCGCGTAGTGAGCGGCGGCTCTGTGGATGACACCACCAGCCGCTCGATCACTGTTCCCGTGATTCTGACTTCGGCCAGCCTCACCGTGAACCCCGATGACGGCCAGAGCGTGGAAATCGCCTTCCGCCCCAGCTCTGCACCTACCTTCGACCTTTCGAAGTCCTGATAGCCTGCTACAGCAGCCAGCTCAGCAACCCCCAGTCCCTCACCGGGCTGGGGTTTTTCTTTTCTACTCCGCTACACTATTGCGGTAACAGGCTGCAAGTTTTATGCCCGCCGCAACTGCATTGAGTGCCCTGGATCGCCTGCGCAAAGCAGCCAATCTGGAGCCTGTAAAGAAAGAAGTGGAGCTGAGCGATGGTTCCGTATTCGAGATGTGGGTGGCCCCGCTGACGATGGCCGAGCGCGAACGCGCCCAAAAGCAAGCCAAGTCGGACGATGCCACTGCCTTCGCACTCCAACTGCTGATCGACAAAGCCTGCGACGAGACTGGCACCAAGCTGTTCAAGCGCGGCGAGATCGACGTACTGAAGAACGAAGTCAAAGACAAGGATCTCCAGTCCCTGATGCTGGCGATTTTGACCGACGATTCGGAAGAACTCGACACCAAAAGCGCTTGAGGATCAGCTGAAGAAGGACGGCTATGTCCGCATCCAGTTTTTTGTCGCCGAAAAACTGGGCTACACGCTGTCCGAGCTACGCCAGAAGATGACGGACACCGAGCTGATGGGCTGGTACGTCTACTTCAAGATCCAAGCGGACGAGGAAAAAGCCGCCTACGACAAAGCCAAACGCCGCCGCTAGCCGGCGGCTTTTTTACGGGATAAACTGAAGTACCAGAGTATCGCCCCGCCGTGGCCTACAAAGCAGAAATCCAAATCGGCGTTGTAGGTCTCAAGCAACTCGAAGAAATTGAAAGGCGGTTGACGGGGATAAATAGCCTTGTAACACGTCTAAACAAAACAGCAAAAAATCCTACTATAAATGTAAAAAACATAGCAACAGCGAACAATAGTGTTAGCACATTAAATAAGCAATTAGTTAGGACACTCCAGTTACAGCAGCAGATAAACAAAAATTCCGTAACGCCGGTTAAACCTGCAGCAGGTGCACCATCGGGAGGCAGACCGTCTGGTGGAAGACCACCCGCTGGAGGAAAAGGTGCGGATGTTAGCGGTGCGATCAGTAATGCAATTATTGGCGGTGCTTTTCCGCTGCTGTTCGGACAAGGAGCTGGTGCAGCAGTTGGAGGCGCCATCGGCGGTGTAGCAGGTCAGCTCGCCTTAGGTCCCGCTGGAGGTTTTGCCGGCTCGCTACTTGGTACAGCCGTAGGAGATATGGCTGATGCCACTACGGAGGTCGAGAAACTGGCAGCAGCCCTGGATCTAACAGGTGCAGCCGCTGATCAATTTAGTGAGTCTTTTCGCCGCGCTGGTGTAGATCTGCAAACATTTAAGCAAGCTGTAAACACCATCCAAGGCGTTAATGTACCTTTTGAGCAGCAAGCTACAGCCATTAAATTGGCTACAAATGTCTCGGCTAACTATAAGGGAAGCCTGGCGGCGGTCGCTGCCACTATTCAGACACTAGGCAGCACTGGACAAGTAAATATTAAGACATTACAAACTCTCACGGCAGCCAACGTACCCATCGTTCAGCAACTAGCTACTAAGTACGGTGTAACTAAGGACAAGATCATGGAAATGGCTGCCGAGGGCAGCATTTCGGTGTCCGAACTGATCCAAGAGCTGAACAACTTAGGTAATCAAACTAAGCCCCAAACAGCCATCGAAAAACTAAGCGAGGCATTTTCCTCCCTAACCGCAAATGTCTTGAAAGTATTTGGTCCTGTATTTGAAGGGCTCGGAGACGTGGTGATCGGTATAGTCGATAAGATAAGTAACGGCTTTGGTTATGTAGCCGATGTAATTTTCCCTCAACTTATTACTGCTGTTTCTCCTATAACACAAGCGTTACAGGAAGCCTTTCCTACTGACGTATTTGACGAAGTAGCCAACTTCTTCCAGAGCATCCTCATAAAAGCACTAGAAGGTGTCGTGTTTGTTATGGGCAAGCTATCTCCTGTAGTAGCTTTTATTATTAAAAAGTTTAAGGAACTGAGTAATAACCCTATCTTTAAGTTTATTGCAGATCAGGTTGCCAGACTCGCTAATTTCTTGGGCCTCACCAACGTAAAAGTAGACGAATACGCTAAGCGGCAAGCAGCAGCTGCCGCTAACACTAAAGCAACTGAAGCAGAAGCCAAGAAATTGGCCGCCGGGCTTGCTGCGGCTTCGCAAGCACAACTCCAACTGGATCAGCAAAGTCTTAGCACAAGACAAGCACTTGTACAGATTGAGCAAAGTCGTCTTCAAAGGCAGATTGAAGTTGCATCCTCCTTAAATAAAGAGGTGTCTCTTATTGATGCGCTTACACAGAAACGTAACGAGTCAGCCGCACTGGAGCTTGAAGCAGCACGACTCAGTGCTCAGGCCTCAATAGAGAAAGCTCAACGCGATGGCGAAAATGTGGGTTTAGCTAGACAACTAGCGGCGCTCAATTTGCAAGCCGCTGGTGCCAAGTTCCAAGAAGCGCAGGCAGCGAATGAGCTAGCCGGAGGGCAGGCCAAAGTAGCCGCTTTTGCCGAAGAAGCGGCTAGGCAGACAGAGCGCTTCAACCAAGCCGCCCAGCTATCCCTTAACGCACTAGACAACAATCTGAAAGTAATCGACGCTTACAGCCAAGCACAGCTCACTATTAACAACCTTGAAATTAAAAGTCTGCAGAATAAACTTTCTCAGGCTACAACAGACGCACAACGTTATGACATCCTAGATAGCATCCGTGATCTTGAGATCCAGAACGCAGGCATCACGCTCCAAGCTACTCGCGCACAAATTGCAGCCGAGGTGGAGCGCCAACGTATCGCCTTGGCGATGGCTGAAGTCAAGTACAAGGAGCTTCAGGCGGTTGTTAATTTGGCAGCAGCACAAAAAGTTCTTACCCAAGATCACATCCGTGCGCTGGAAGCTCAGCGTTCCGCTCTAATCATTGCCCAGCAA